CATTGCCGTTCAATGGATGGCACAAGAATATTGAACCGTGGTTCTCGAACCGATAATCAGAAACGAGGCTCATAGGTCACCCCCATCAATAGCTTGTCAGTTAAATATTTATACCGCTGCTCAAGCGCAGCCGTGTCCATGCCATCCCACTGAGCATCGCGCAACGCACGATAGGCCAACTGGCATTCCACATTTACATCAAGCAAACGACTGTCATCGCTGACCTGATAGTTTGCAAACTCATCACGATACATTACGCACCCCTATTTCCTTGTTGTAACAAGCACACTTCCCCGCGACTCGATCCGTATGTTCACAAATCCCCTCGTCGCACTGCCAATCAATTTCACCCATAGGCCGATGAATTAAACGATCATCCCCCTTTGCTTTGCGGATCATCTCGACCACCTCTTCGTAGGTATGCTTCACGGCAAAACCATTGACCGATGCATAATCCTGATAATAACTTTCAATAGCATTGACGTGTCTTCTGATCTTGCCAGACATAACCGAAAACTTTGAGTCGCATAGGTAGTAGGAACCACCATCACGCAACTCCAATTCCAATTCAATCATCTTATCCATTTTTCTTACTCCCACACTTGATAGGCTTCGACATAACTTCCTTTAACCAAGCACGATTGTTGATAGCCAGATGCAAGACTCGCGCACCTAATGACGGCTTGCGTAATCCTATGGTGTATGTTTTAACTTTCATTGTCTTTGCCCCTTGAACCGCGAACCACGATCCTTTAGAATCAATTACGTTATAAGATAAAACTATCATAATATCCCATGTAGTCAAACAAAAAAGTTCGGTGTCTATAATGTTTTCTACGGGTTGTGAAAAAATAAAAAATATTTTGAAAAACGGTGTCACAAGTGTCACAGTGTCACAAACCCTTATCCAGTAACAGTTGTAGCTGTTACACTTCTGTGACATTGTGACACTTACACACACCATAAATCGGGACGAGGACGAGTTTTGGAAAAAGAAACTGATAAACCCATAGAAAACACTATAGGCAAAAAGGTCGGCAGACCGGCTGGCCTGACCAACAGACAGCGAGAGTTTGCAAAGTTTTATGTTGATGGTCGCTGGTCGAATGCTGAATGCGCTCGAAAGGCTGGCTATGCTGAAGGCAGCGCGGCTCAACACGCAGCCAAACTGCTTGACGGCAAATCTTTCCCCGAAGTGCCGGAACTTATCAAAGAACTTCGCGAAGCTAGAGAACGTAAATACGGCGTGACCCTGATCAATCAGTTGAAGCGGTTCGATGAACTGTCTCGAGCCGCAGAAGAGGCCGGTCAATTCAGTGCTGCTATCAACGCTGAAAAGATACGCTCGAGCCTTGGTGGTTTGACCATTGATCGGCGAGAGTCTACGCACGTTCACCAGCTTGATAATATGTCGCGTGATGACATCGTTGCCAGACTCGCCGCACTCCGCAAACAATATCCGAACGCTTTTCCAGAACCTGAGATGAAGAGGGTTGAAGATGCCAAAAACAGAGAAATCACTGTGGACATCATTGAAGCAGACTTTACCGAAAAAGAGCCACTTCCAGCGGATAGAAAACAGGACAGGCGAGGGGATGCCTGACGTATATATTTGTATGGATGGTGTGCCAATATGGGCTGAATTAAAAATAATTAAAAATGGCCGCGTTTCTATAGCAAAATCCCAGATTGCTTGGCATCTCTCACATTCGCGGTGTAAAGGCGTAAGTTTTTTCTTGGCGCACGACCCCTCGACCGGCGATGTATATTTATTTGACGGCGTATCCGCGCCCGAAATCCAAGGATCGCGGTTCGATGACCTGCGTTCTGCGGTTCGATGGCGCGGCGACCTGCGATCTGCGACTGCTGCGCTCCGCACCTGCGCCCTTGAATCGTGGTCACAGCTTCGCTGACCTGCGATCTGCGCCCTTGCTTCGCGGTTCGCGGTACAAAAACAAAAAGCCAGCCCGAAGGGCTGGCTTTTATGCTTGGAATTAGTGTTGATAATAGGTGACATTGTCAACCGAACGATCCCAGCAAGCGCGACAAGCGCCGCATTCGTTGTTTTGCTGTGGTGCGGGGCAGACGTGACCTTGCGTCTTGCTGCCATGACTGGATACTGTGCTAGTATTCTGCCAGCCCTTGGATGGTGCGCCGTCTATCATGTGCGCTGACATCCGCAACGTGACGTTGTCGGGCAAGCTGCGAATTTTCAGAACCTTGCGCCATGTCTCGAACTCGCGGCTTGGTATCCAGTGTTGTTTATCCGGTGTCGCCTCGCATACGTCAAGAATGTTTAAACCCATCCGCACGTCTTCAACGTCGCCGCTTTCGAACCAACGGAATTCGGGCTTGCGGAGCCTGTTTAAGACGGCGACCATGCGCGGCACGAAATCGACCGCGTGGAAAAATTCCTCGCGCCGCTCGTATGCTGCTATTACGTTTGGCATGTTAAACATGCCCTTGAGCGCGTAGCATTTTTCGCATGTGCTGCCTTTGACCTTACGCAATCGCGACCCGACATTGCATAACCTCGCGCTGCGCCCGATAGAATGCCCGGGCATTTTTGACGTTTTAGAACAAAGCTGTTTATCATCCATAATAGAACCCCTTCAATAGTTTATAGGATTATCCCATATAAAAAAGCAAGCGTCAACAAATAACCTGCGACCTGCGAACCACGGCGGCGGCGCGCCGCCGCCGCTTTTATGTTTCGAGATAGCCGTCTCCGTTGCAGATAAAGCACGTTTCGATGCGCTCGTGCCACGGAGTAATAGCCGTGTCGACCTCACCAGTGCCCTCGCAATCGATACATGGTGTTGCGTTCGCCGGTATAACGTGCGGCTTTGCCCATCTGCGAATGAACTCTCTATGCCGCGCCGCCGCTCGTTCAGAAAAAAGGCGGCTGTCGCCGCCTTTCCCTGTCTTCATATCATCCTCCGTATGCATCGCGCCACTCATCGGTGCAGTCAACCAAGCTGCCATATCGTAGGACATCGACCGCGTAGGTATCGCCCCACTCGCCGTTCGGACAGGCAGGGCTGCTAGCAAACACCAGCCAACGCGCGTACTGTGGATCTTTTAGTTCTAGGTCAGGACGGCGGTAGGTCTTTAGGACTTTCCAAGTAAAGCCGCTGCCCTCATAGATTGCGTAAGGATTGGCAAGCGTTGCTGTCTTGCCGAATGGATTAGTTCTTTTTGACATAGTGTTCTCCAAAGAAAAAAAGGTGGGGGCATAGCCCCCACAAGTTCAGGCATGATTAAGCGAGCTTGTAACCGCCCTTGACAGTCTGGATACCCCAGCCATCACGCCTTAGAAGATAGATGCAGTTGTGCGTTGCACCGACGCTGATCCCGACCATATTAGCCAGCCGTGCCGGTGAGATCACATGAGACCGCTGCCGCAGTATATTCAGGCAGCGCCTCTTAGAATGGACAACATAGCTGCCGCGCTTGGCAACTTTCTTAGCCGGTGCAGCCGCAACTTGCGCGACCTTTTCCGGAGATACCATCGACACTTTGCCACCGGCAATCGTGATGGTAATAATCACATCATTATTGGACATATCATGTTCCTTTCCTTGATGTGGTTGATGATCATCGAACCCCTCGATGACCTTATAAAACAGTATCCGAAAAAATGGGATAATACAATAAAAAAATACATCATCTATAAATAATCTGCGTTCTGCGTTCTGCGATCCGCGCCGCCGCCGCCGCGCTTGTTTCAATAAGAGAGGACAGCTTGCGCTGCCCTCTCTTATTATTAGCCCTCCTGACGAACACCAGTTCGGGCATGATCAATGACAAACTTCTTAGCCTCGCCGTACTCAATGCACTCGTTACACGCACCGGCTGCCGCTCGACCTAGCACCTCGATGTTTGCTTCGCATTCCTCGCATCCTTCCACTGGCATATACTGAACATAAGTCATGTCATCCTCCTATATAAATGTGACCATAAAACAGTATCAGATTATATGGGATAGCATTACCCACATAATTAGCAAAAGTCCTTTGCATATATGGCAACAATCCGGGGTTACTCCCACCGATTGTCAACCAACTTTTGGTTGACTGACCCCACCCCCTATATTGTGTGCAGTCGTGCGTCTCTTGTATACAAGATTTGCAGGGTTGATAAATTCATTCAGCGGTATTATCGTTCGGAAATGGATCAAAACATAAACCTAGATTTGCTGCCAGAGGAAGTTCTAAAGGAAATCCTGTTACTGGAAGAGCATCAAAAACGCCTGTCAACCCGTGACGAGGCGCAAGAAAAGTTCATGGCCTATGCAAAGCATGTGTATGACGGGTTTATAGAGGGGACCCATCATAGAATCATAGCCGAAAAGCTCGAGCGCATAGCCTCGGGCGAACTAAAAAGATTGATTGTCAATATGCCACCCCGGCATTCTAAATCAGAATTTGCATCCTATCTCATGCCATCTTGGTTTTTAGGAAGAAATCCAAAACTAAAAATTATTCAGGCTACCATGAATACCGAACTTGCTGTAAGATTTGGCCGCAAGGTCCGAGATCTGATCGCCGACCCGATATACCGGGAGATCTTTCCCAACACGGACCTAAAACAGGACAGCCAAGCAGCGGGTCGTTGGGAGACAAGCGCTGGCGGGGAATATTTTGCAGCGGGGGTGGGTGCTGCAATGACTGGTCGTGGTGCTGATTTGCTCATCATCGATGACCCGCACTCAGAACAAGATGCTTTATCCTCTACTGCCTACGATAATGCGTGGGAGTGGTACACATCTGGCCCTCGTCAGCGTTTGCAGCCGGGCGGTTCCATCATTATTGTCCAGACCCGGTGGTCCAAGAAGGATATTACCGGCAGGTTACTGCAAGCCCAGCAAAAAGACCTTATGGCTGACCAGTGGGAGGTAGTAGAATTCCCTGCAATTTTGCCTTCGGGGGAACCATTGTGGCCTGAATTCTGGAAAAAAGAGGAGCTACTAAAGGTCAAAGCTTCGCTATCCGTAGGAAAGTGGAACGCGCAGTGGCAGCAAAATCCTACATCAGAAGAAACCGCGATGGTCAAGCGCGAATGGTGGAAGGAATGGGAACACGATGATATTCCTGATTTGGACTACGTCATCCAGTCTTATGATACTGCCTATAGTAAAAAAGAAACCGCTGACTATTCTGCAATTACAACTTGGGGAGTATTCCAGCCATTTCGTAATGGTGACCAGCACCTTATATTAATGGATGCAAAGAAGGGTCGCTGGAACTTTCCTGAGCTAAAGGCCATTGCTCAGGAAGAATATGAATACTGGGAACCGGAGATGATGCTGATTGAGGCAAAAGCTTCGGGTCAACCCTTGGCTGACGAGATGAGGTTACTGAACCTCCCTGTTGCTACCTTTGCTCCCGGTCGTAAGCGTGGGGGTGGCGGTATGGATAAAACCACCCGCATGCATATAGTGTCTCCTATATTCGAATCGGGAAAAGTGTGGTATCCTTCTGGGGAGAAATTTGCAGACGAAGTTATTGAAGAGGTGGCGTCATTCCCTAATGGCGAACATGATGACTTCTGTGATAGTATGACTATGGCCTTGATGCGTTTCCGTCAGGGCGGTTTTGTTAGTTTGAACGGGGAAGAATTCGAGGATGATCCTCCCCGTGTAGCGAGAGAATACTATTAATGGCAACACCACCCATTCCTACCGTATTACCAAAATCAAAGCCAACAGCCGGGGTCCAACGTGGAAAGGCCGCGGCTGATTTCTTTACGGACTTACAAGCTACGATGGCGAACCTTGGTCCGTTGGCTCCTGCCATTGATGACCCGGAATCATTCTTGGGGTTTGGCGACCCGCGGACCACGGTCCTTCCTTCGTTAGAGCGTCGAGAGACGCCAGAGGTAGCAGCAGAGCGCCGTCGTCAGGCTCGTGCTTTTGCCAAGGGGGCTGGTCTTGGCTTAACCACTGACATTGCTGGCTTGGTCGGTGACTTACCAGCACTGTTACTGAGCGATGCGCCAAAGTTCGCGGCTGCGTTGGCTACGGGCAAATCTATGGATGAGATGCCTCAAACCCTGATTGATGAGGGTTTAAATGCACTTCGCAACACGCTTGGTTCGGATGCCTTGGCAGGTTACTTGGGTATTTCTGAGGAAGAATTAAACGATCCTGCCGTGACGAGTGGCCGGTTATTGTCTTCTATTATAGACCCTGCTGTTGTGTATGGTGTTATTCGTGGGGCGATGGGGTTAGCCAAAGCACGAAAGGCGACGGACACAGCAGAAGAGGGCATTGCCGGGTTACTGCCAGCCCCTGTTCAGCAGGAAGCAGACGGCCTTGCTGCGATAATTCCTGAAGAAGCGGCAATAGCCGACGCTGCTATCACCGAGACTGGACAAGTCATAGAGGATATTCGCGCTCGTGCACCGCAGGATCTGACGGTTGAGGACGCCTCTTCTATGCTTGCTCGTCTGGAGGTCGACGACTTTTCGGTTGTTGATGAATTGTTTGGTGAAGGCACCAACGACGCTTTAACTCAGCTTTCCGATGCGTACACTGGTAGAGATTTGGCCCAAGAGGTTTTGTCGGAGGTCGCGCCTCGCGTTCGTGGGCAAGGTATTGAAACTCTTCGAGAGCTTGGCGTTGACGAGTTTATGCTGGACAATGTGACAGGTGAAATTATTCCCCCGCTGCGTGTAGCAGAGGCTAATGAGTTTGTTATGGTTCGGCGGGATCTCGAGCAGGAGGATCTTACCCCACTACACGACGCAGTGGGACGTGCCGACATAAACACCTTTTTACGTTTGAACAACGATGTCTTTCGCTACGATGACGGTGCCCTGCCGCTTTCTGATATAGGTTTTGTTGGAGATCCTATGGGTGGTGGCATAAACTTGCAACGTGCCACCTATGGCTCTGACACTATCCCAACCTTGGTTGAGCGGTTCAGGGAAGTTCAGCAGGAAATTGACGCGCTTGGACCTG